TTCTGTTGTAGCCACATACCAAATTAACGTTGGCCCTGTTATTCCCGTTCCGCTTGTGGGGTGGGGCGCTGGTGCTTGGGGTAGTCCTCCCCCTGCCGGTGGCACGATTGGTACGTGGGGTTATGGCCTTTCGTCCTCATCTGCGCTTCGTTTGTGGAATCAAATCAACTACGGTGAAGATCTAGTTTATGGCCCCCGTAACGGCGCTATTTACTATTGGAATGCAACTAACACTGTAAGCACTCGGGGCGTGTTGCTCAATTCCTTGGGCGGCACGGTATCCTTTACCAACGCTTCGCCGACTGTGGTGACCTCCACCATACTTTATACCGAAGGTGCTGCAATTCAATTTTCTGGCGGCTCACTGCCAACTGGCGTGTCTGCGGCAACTACGTACTATGTGTTTCAAGTTAATGGCTTGACATTTAACCTGCTTAATACTTCTGGCACTGAAGTCAACACATCTAGTTCAGGCACGGGCGCGGTATCCTTAATTGTGGATGTGCCGACTGTGCAGAACAACCTAACGGTATCTGACATTTCACGTTTTGTAATTGCGTTTGGCTGTAACGACTACGGCTCAAGCGTGCTAGACCCCATGCTGATTCGCTGGTCAGCGCAAGACGACATCTACAATTGGACACCAGACCCCACCAATCAGGCAGGGTTTACCCGACTATCCCACGGCTCTGAGATTGTTACTACGGTGCAGACTCGCCAAGAGATCGTGGTATTCACGGACTCGTCCATTTACTCACTCCAATACCTCGGCCCTCCCTATGTCTGGGCAGCGCAGCTTCTTGGTGACAACATCTCAATTATGAGCCCTAACTCGGCTGTGATTGCTTCGGGTATTGTGTACTGGATGGGCGTTGATAAGTTCTACACGTACGATGGTCGTATAAATACTTTAAATTGTGATCTACGCCGCTTTGTGTTTGGCGACCTTAACCAAGAGCAAGCACTGCAAGTGTTCTCTGGCACAAACGAGGGCTTCAATGAGGTCTGGTGGTTCTACTGCTCAGCTAGCAGTACTGCGGTGGACAGGTACGTTATCTATAACTATCAAGAAAAAATCTGGTACTACGGCACTATGTCACGTACAGCTTGGCTTGACTCGGGCTTACAGGCGGTTCCTATTGCGGCAAACTACTTCACGGCAACGCTCACGGGTAACATAATTAACCACGAGACAGGTTTAAACGATGATACGACCGGCACTGCTGTTGCAATTGACGCCTACATTAGCTCGTCTGAGTTTGACATTGGCGACGGTCATAACTTTGGTTTTGTTTGGCGTGTCCTGCCGGACTTGACCTTTGAGAATGCTGAGAACACCCCTGCTGGCGCTGTGCCGTCGGTGTCTATGACCTTACAAGGGCTGGCTAACTCTGGTTCTGGAGTTACAAGTACAGCCTCACAGCCCGTGGCTAAAAGTAATACTTACGTTATTACAGAGCAATTTACAGGGCAGATATTCACCCGTATGCGTGGTCGTCAGATGATCTTTAAGATTAGCTCCAACCAAATCAATACAACATGGCAGTTGGGCGCACCACGAATTGACATCAGACCTGACGGCAGACGCTGATGACGACAAAAAACAGGATTATTAATCCATCGCCACCCAGTTTACCGTTGGGTACGGATCAGTACGAACGCCGGTATCAAGATCAATTTGCCAATATTCTGCGTTTGTACTTTAACCAACTGCAAAATGCACTTACAGAGATCACGGGTAATGCGGGCGGTAAGTATTTGGCGTTTCCATACGGCGCGTTTTCAGATTTTACAGACCAGACAACCACCGTTAATACAGCCACAGTGATGGCGTTGTCGGTTACTGATTTTTCTAATGAAGTGTCGTTAGTAAACGGGTCAAAAATAACAGTCGCTAATGCTGGCGTATACAACTTGCAGTTTAGTGTGCAGCTTCAAAATTTGGATAACGCGCCACAAGACGTGTTTATTTGGCTGAAGCAAAACGGAACAGATATTGCTGGCTCGACTGGTTTGGTTGGTATGCCCGCCAGAAAAAGCGCCGGTGTTCCTTTTCATGACATTAAGGGTTGGAACTACTTTTTGTCCATGAACGCCAATGACTACGTGCAGATCTACTGGTCAACTACAAATGTAGACGTAACCATACAAACATATGCGGCTTCAGGCACGCCAACCAAACCATCAACCGCCTCGGTAGTTGCCACACTTTCATTTGTGTCTGCGCTCCCACCATGATATTATTGATTAACCCCCATCTAAAGAGGCAAAAATGAGCCTACAGCTTGCAGCCCAACACCTTTCCCATCAAGGCCGTGGGCCTGACGATACGCTCGTCCATATGTCCAAAAATGAACTCAAAAGCCTGAGTGATTTGGCGATGGCGCATGGTGGGCAACTGACTATTAACCCGCAAACAGGTTTACCCGAAGCAGGGATGCTTGACAAATTGCTACCAACAATTATTGGCGCGGGAATTACATACTTCTCAGGTGGCGCTATTACCCCAATGCAGGCTGGGCTTATAACTGGGGGTCTTGAAACTGTGCGTTCCGGCAGTTTGCAAAAAGGCCTAATGGCTGGCTTGGGTGCTTATGGTGGCGCTGGATTGACTGCTGGTTTGATGGGCGCTGGCGAAGCTTCAATTAGTGCAGGAGCAAATGCCGCGCTTGAACAGCAAATGCCGGGATTGCACACACAAGCTATTGGCGATCAAGGATTTGGTAACGCCGCACTTCAAAGTCCCGCCGTAGCAGGCGCTTCAAATTTTGACAAACTTTCTGGAGGCGTATCCCAATTATTTAAAGACCCCAGCAAGGTAATGGACTCAATGGGTGGCGGTTTTAATACTATAAAAAATATAGGTTCTGCCGCCGCACCACTTCTTGGAGCCGAAGAAGTTAAGGCCAATATGCCGAAAACTACGACTCAACCCGGTAAGATTCGTTCGTATTCTTACAACCCTTATGGACAAACTTATACGTCTACAGGTGACTATGAAGTGCCTATTACGGCGGCGGATGGTGGCTTAATGGGTATGTACGACGACTACAACTCCAACCAATTAAATTTTGCACAACGCAGTGAGCCTGTTGTTCGCATGGCTGGCGGTGGTATACCTAGGTATGCTGGCGCTACTGATGGTAGTGTTGTTGGCGCAACTGCTCCACTTCCACAGACTGTTGAAGACCTGTACACAAGCATCGGTCGCCCTGCTGAACAGATTGATAAGGCGGGCTTAGACTACTGGACGCAACAGTTTGGCCCTACCATTGACTTCGACGAAATTTCCCACTTTCGCAATGCGGCGCAAGGAGAAATAGCTAGCCGAGCATCCGCTGCTACGGGTGCTGGTACTACGGGCGCTGGTACTACGGGCGCTGGTACTACGGGCGCTGGTACTACGGGCGGTGCTGTTGATATGGGTGCTGGTACTACGGGCGGCGCTGCTGCTCCAATAAGCGCCGGTATTCAATCCCTGTATCAAGAAAATCTTTTTCGCCCTGCCGATGCCGGTGGCGCGGCATATTGGCAAAAACAATTTGGCGATACGATAGACGATACGGAACGCGCTACGTTTAAGACTGCTGCTACACCAGAGCGGCAAGTATCTGATATGTACCGCAATGTACTGCGCCGTGATCCGGATCAGGGTGGCTTGCAGTATTGGACAAGCCGACTTAACGCCGGAGAACCGCCTGACAAAATTTATAGCGAGTTTTTGCGTATTGCACGCGGAAATCCTGAAATAGTTACTGCCGACGAGACTATTAACAAAGATTTTGCAGCGGCAACTACGCCTTACACTGGTTATCGGTCAACAGATCAAACCAATGTCGTTGATGAGTGGATACGCAATACTCTCGGACGTGAGCCTACTGAGGATGATAAAAAGCAGTCGTGGTACAGAGATGCGTTCAACGCCAACAAGTCGGTTTCGGATACCGAGAAACTTTACAGTAACTTCCAAAGTTTTGCTAAAACTGATGCGGATAAAACAACTGCTCAGAAGATTAAAGACGCTACAGCTTCCTTGACCGCACGGGGCGTCACTGAAGCAGATGTTCTGAGACAAACGGGTAAAACTATTGCCCAACTAGTTGCTTCAGACATTGACCTCACCAAAGGCTTAGCTAGTGCTTCTCAGTTGCTGGCTCCCGGCACTAAAGCTGGTTTTGATTTTAGTACCATCAGGAAGCCTACCACGCCTCAAACTAACGCCCCTGCTGGTACAACGAACCCGTATGGAAATGCTACCAATCCCGGCGACATAACGCGCAATCCCGATGGTTCAACTACTATTACGCCAAATATTCCGGGTCGTCCGTACGGTGGTTTTTCGGGCATGGAGCAAGTTAGAAATGCCTATACTGATGGTGGCGGAAGTTTGGGTTATACGCCCTATGCGCCTAAAACAATGGAAGAGTTCAACCAGCTTTATAACAAACAGACTGGCGGTTCTAAGCAAGCCTATGACTACTTGACGGGTAAAGCGGATTACTCGGCTACGCCCTATACAAAAACTGGCGAAATAATGAAGCCCTATTTTGAATCGGTTATGGGCGTGCCCGAAAATACTGCCGTTAAAAAAGTTTTGTTTGACCCCGCTACTAAGAAGTACAAACCTAACCCTGACTACGTTCCTATATCGTACTCAAACAAGGGTGAAAAAGTTTATGGTTTGTCTGACAGAGAAATTATAAAACGCAGTACAGCCGGTGAAAGCTTTGCAAAAGAAAGCGGCGTTACATACGAGCAAATTTCTAAAGCTTTAAATATTAGTATAGATGAAGCCAAGAAGCGCTACCCCGGATTAGCCACCCCAGCCGCGACAACCGAAGTGGCTGCGGAGCCATATGTATACACAGGAAATAAAGGTGGTCAAGGGGGTTCGGCTCCTTGGACCCAGGGCATGGGTAGCTTTAAAGCGGCAGGCGGCTTAATGGATGCTTACGCAGGTGGCGGTATGTCTCACCTTGGCGACTACTCAGACGGCGGCAGATTACTGCGTGGCCCCGGTGACGGTGTGTCCGACTCCATCCCTGCGGTGATTGGCAGAAAGCAACCTGCACGTTTAGCCGATGGTGAATTTGTTGTGCCTGCACGTATCGTTTCTGAGTTGGGTAATGGCTCAACCGAAGCTGGCGCACGCAAGCTGTACGCAATGATGGACAGGATTCAGAAAGCTCGTGGTAAGACTGTCGGCAAGGGTAAAGTGGCAAAGAATAGCCGCTCTGAAAAATACCTGCCAGCATGAAAGACGTTGGCAAACTAGAGTGGTTTGGGGGAAATCAAGATGCCCTCAATATGTATCGCGCTTTTGGCCCGTTACTACACACTTGGGATGACATGGTTGATAAAGATAAAGCGCTTACTGAAAAACAGATAAATGATGCGTTTTTAACTTGCCTTGTTTACCTCCCTGCCAATCCTTTTTACCAACATATCCAAGCGCAGATTCTCTCAATGTGGTTGACTGTTGTGTCTGGGTACGCTGCTGCAAATCATTTTGAACGCGAAAAAGATCCGCATGGGATTGAAATTGCGCATGGGCTGAGATACGCTGCGGGGAACATAATTGCATACGCAATTCATGTATGTGTTGGCCCAGAAGAAGCGGCAAAGCAAATTCCAGATATGTGGAAGTCAGTTTTTTATGAGCGGTTTGATGAATACCGCAAGGAGCATTTAGATGTTGATCCCAAATAAGCACGAAGGTTATTCCCGCGACGGACGCCGTCTATATTACTTTGGTGATGATGATGAAGGCGGTGGCGGTGGTGCGGCCCCAGCGGGTACACAGACCTACATACAACAACAACAACAAGGCTTTGCGCCAGAGGTTGCTCCTTACGCTCAGACCCTGCTTGGTCAGGCTGCGGCTTTGACCGATACGGATATGAATCCGTACATGCAGTATCAGGGCGAACGTATTGCCCAGTTCTCCCCGTTACAAAACCAGTCATATGAGAATATGGCTTTAATGCAGACTCAGCCCCAGTTAAAAGATGCGACTGCTTTGGCGGGTCAGGCTGGCTTGGGTGCGTTAAATACACAGTACACGTTTGATCCGTCAAACTTTAATAAAGCATTTAGCGCTGCTACTACTAGGGACGCGCAAGGTAATGTGACCGGCAACACCATGATGAACCCCTACATGCAAAATGTAGTGGA